TAAATGTTCGCAAGGAATTAATATTCCGAAAACTGTGAATATCCAAATTTTTATAAGATATTTTTTACTTATCAAATATAATTAATATTAGATACAGTAAAGAAAATGACATCTTATAAATCATACATGTACATATCATCATGTCTAAAAATTATCTTCAGGAAAATCAATTAATTATTCCATCATATCAGCATTATGGTGGATTTTCCGGGTTCCAAGATTATGGCATTATTGGCGTGCAAATAAAAAATAAATTCTTGAATTTATGGAGGGATTTTTTTCTTGATGAAGATATTCATGAAGTAGAAATTCCAACTATAATGCCCCATGCAATTCTGAAAGCTTCTGGACACGTTGATAGATTTACGGATTATGTAGTCTATAGTCAAAATAATTCGTGCTATCGAGCAGACCATTTGGCAAAAAAATGGTTTAATGAACACAATATGTCAAATTTATCGAACCAAGTTGATTCATGGGACAGTTCGACATTGGAACACTATATCAATACGCACAATATGTTAGATTATGAAATTATTGACAGTACAGTAATACCTAAAACCACTGTACAAAAAAAGAATTTAATGATTGAAGTTCCATCCAATACATTAGTTCTTGGAGCGGACCCTGATTTTTTAAGACCAGAATTAGCACAAGGAATTTTTGTTAATTTCAAAACTTATCAATCATATTTACAAAATAATGATACTAGTTTCAAATCTTTTGGTATTGCGCAAATAGGCAAGTCATACCGAAAAGAAATTTCGCCACAACCATATATTCGTTTACGATAATTTACTCAAGAGGAAATAGAATATTTTTGTGATCCGATTGATAAAAAACATTTTGCGTATGAAAATTATAAAGATATAATCGTTCCATTATTAACAGATTCAATGCAACAATCCGGTATTGATACCGCTATAAAAATTAGTATCAATGATGCAACTAGTTTACATCTAATCGATAATAAACTGATGGCATATTTTTTGGCGAAAATATATTTGTTTGCTAAAAAAATTGGTTTGTCCGATGATAAAATAAGATTCAGGCAGCATCAACAAAATGAAATGGCCCACTATGCAATTCAATGTTGGGATCTGGAATGTTTAGTTGGTGGTTCATGGTTGGAATGTGTTGGCTGTGCTGATCGTGGTTGTTACGATTTAACATCCCACAGTATGATAAATTCAAAACAACCACTCAACTCCAAAAGAAAATTAGCTGAATCAAAAATAGTAACAAATACAACAATAAAACCAATTATTCCAACAATTAGCAAAGAAATATCCTATGACAGCAAACTTTTGAGCAAGATTAGAACATATTTCATAAATTTGGATTATGATTCGGCTTCTATTTTGGCAGAAAAAATTAACAATAATGATAGTTTTGAATGCATGATTGATAATATTCCAATTCAATTTAAAAATACAAAAAATTGTTTCAATATTGATAAAAAGGAAATATTACAACAATACGAAAATTTTATACCAAACGTTATCGAACCGTCTTTTGGGGTTGATCGTTTAATTTATGCAGTACTGGACCAAAATATTTGGCAAAGAGAATCGGATAATAAAAAATCAGATAATAAGAGAACAGTATTGTCATTACCGAACAAACTAAATATTTATGACGCAGCGGTATTTCCATTGCATAAAAAAGAAGAAATGATTAATGTTGCGAATGAAATCAGGTCATGTTTATTCAAAAATAAATTTAAATGTTGGACAGATGATTCGAGTACAGCAATTGGTAAAAAATATGTTCGTTGCGATGAAATTGGTGTTAAATATGTAGTAACAGTGGATCCAGGTACACTTAAAACAGGTATGGTTACTATTCGGAATAGATATACCATGGATCAAATTATTGTACACAGGGACCAAGTTGTTGATAAATTAAATAATATGTAATAATTAAAAAAAATTGAATTTTATAATACACTAATAGGTAGATTATTTATGATTTATTATTATTATTAATAAATCATCAATAATGGAACAAGCTAAATCCGAAGGTATTGTTTTTAATTTGGAAAACTGTACAAATTTACCGGATCCACAAGTAGAAACATTGCCAAATTTATATGGTACGCACACATGGTTGTCAGCCATATTTGATGCCAAAAGTAAATTGGATTGGCGATCAGCTGACAAAATTAGTAAATCAATTGATGAAAATTCAATCAAAATTATGCCAGATAGTATTATTTCTAGTCAAATGGATGCAACACACAAGGGTTTGATGCAATATATTTTTTCGGCATGGGCACAAGAATTGGGTGTTGTACTCAAACCGGACGTGTTTTTTTACACTGTTGTTTCAGAAATTAAAAATCAGATTATATCTAATCCGGACAAATACAGACATCTTCTTACTAGTTCCGACAAAAAAGAGGAAATTATTGTTGTTGGTTTGACTGTTGATACATTACTTGATGCTTTGGAACAAAAAGTACCGTGCAAGGACTTATTTAATTTGGTTTCAAAAACATCATTTTCGACTGAGCCCAAACATTTCAAACAAGTGTTAGGTATAACCATGGCCGATATGGGTACACCTTATTATAGTTATGGAACTACAAGATGTGGTATACCCAAAGTAATGGTACTCGGTGAAAAATCCGAATGGGATAAATTAGTAGCTTCAATTATCAGCTTAAAAAATATTTTTGATTCATGCTGTAATGTTTTATCAGAATATTTAGTAAATGTATTGGGTACAATAAATAAATTCATTGAAGCAGTATTCGAAGATAATGACAAAGAATACTTTAGAAACATGTTCATCTATCATAAAAATCCAAAGTGTGGATCAGGTCATGAACCTGTCGTATTGAATGGATGGATTAAACATTTGTATATTTGTAAATATTACAAAGAAAGATTTTTGGGACATGATGAACATATTAATAGGTATCCATCACATCTTAATTGTCTACCTTACGATGACAAAGATGATCCATCTAATATCAAATACTTTTGTTATATTTGTGGATTGTCTAGTTCCAAAAATATTGATGGATACCTTTATCCAGAATACAATATTGCCCACTGCGAAATAGTTCATCCAGACAATAAAACTATTTTTGATGTTATTGCATGCAATAATAAAAATTGATTATTTGTTAATATTATTTATAAAAAGATATTAACAAATACTAATAGTATTAGACTAATGACAAAATTAGTTGATTTGATTAAAAGTTACGCTAAACATGTTATTCGTGGATTTGAATCTGGGCTATATAATATGTTAGCAAAAACAAATCATGATAGAATAAAATTACTTTGTAGTAATCAACAATATTTTATTACTATTTTTAGGGATTTGCATGAAAATTATTATACGACTGTATTTAATTCAATCGTGATGCATAGTGACCCAAATATTATTAAAACATTTGATGAATTTCGCCGTTTATCAAATCATTCGTATCGATGTATACTAAATATCTTAGCAAATTTAATTATTTCTGTGCATTTTAATTTGGATAGAAAAAAATTAGATTGTAGCAGTTATAATGCCTATATGAAATCATTATCGAAAGAAATTTGGGATACTGTCTCGGTAATTGATATTGCTAAACTTTTTGATCATGAATGTAATGTTTTACAAGACAACGATCTTAAAGTTATTCCGGAAGGCGAAAAATTTATAACCATTAAAATGACACACTCATCAAATGGTATTGAAAAAGAAATTAATTCATTTGTTGTATAAATTTTTATTTATGCAATAAAATTGACAAATAAATGTATTATTGATAAATAATCAATCCTAAAACTAAATAAGATATGTTGACTGACGATAAAGAATGTACTACAGTGGATTATATCCTGGAAGACGATATGTGTTTCCCAAAGGCATCTGTTGATCCAAAACTTATTAAATTACAAAAGGATGTAACTGAATTTGTTACATCTGTTGTGCTCAGACATGAACAAGAATTTTACCAATTGATAAGCAAACATTTTAAAAATAAACTAGACTATTTATTGGGATCGACATGCAGTTCAATTATTGAAATGATAACTACAACAACTAATAAATTTTTTAACAAAATATATAATGACATCCAACATAAAAATAATACTGAATTAACAAAATTAATTTTAGAAATGTGTGAATATATTGATTATGGCCCACATATTTTGTTGGATAAACTTCTCCGCTTGACATTGGAAACTCATTTGGAAGTTAATCGTGAACAGCTTGTACTCAAAAATAATAATATTGAGTTGTATCAAAAAAGTGTTTTAAATCAAATCAATGCATTTATCATATCGAAAAATCTTTTACATATTTTATCCAAAAGTATTCATGATGATGGACCATTTATTGATATTCCTGAGGGCCAAAATGCATTTAATATCGTTATTGATAAAAATATTCGTCGATAAACATTTTGGATATTAATGATGTTCATAAATATTGAAAATTAGAATACTTGTAAGAATATTAATTATTATTATGTTATAATCAGTAATTAATAGAAAAAAATATACTATGGAGTTCAAAACGTTAGAAAATGACAAAATTGAATCCGTTAAAAAATATACTATGGAATTCAGAACATTAGAAAATGACACCATCGAGTCTATTAAAAAAGGTTTATGGAAACCATTATTCAAAAATAGACTAAACGATAATTATCATGATACATATGATCGTACCGAATATGAATTATCTTTATGGAACAGAATTTTTGCGAATAATGACAATGAAATTATTATCAGAAAAAATACATACCCGTTTAATTTTGGTGAAGATACTGAACAATTTGTTATTTGGATCAGGGATATAAATAAAGATCCTGGAATCCGAAATATTGTAGAAATGATCAAAAAAGATTACTTGGATAAAGATTACGTTATATATATTAACAAAATATCGTACCGAAGTATTCAAAGTATATTACATTATCATGTTATTATTAAAAATCCTTCGGCTCCATTTTATCTAAAAAAATTAATAGTAATACATAATTATGGTAATACCGAACCAATAATTAAATTCCCTGTACTAGAAAAATTATTACCTAATCAAAATTTATCAATAAACAGTAACAAGCTTTCACAAATAGGATTTATTAATAGTATTAATTTTGGAAACAATCTAAAACAAATTTACGAACTGAACGATGAAATAATATCTGATTCTATTTTTTTATCAAACTCAATAAACACATGCTGTGAAACGATGAAAAATATAATTATAGGATTATTTGGTTCTGATAACCAACATATTATTCAAACAGATGAAATATTACGAGAAATGGATAACATATCATTAAAACAAAATAATAATATAACCATTATAGAACATATTGAAAAATATAATAACATACTCAATAAAATTGAAACAATATTCGGTTCCAACAAAACAATATTAAATCATAAAAATATAGTGTCGTCATTATTTAACAATTATTCTAGTTTACAATCATATAATGATATGGGTACCGATTATAAAAATATTTTAGATAAGAATACTCAAATTGAATTCGATACAACAACCAAAATATTATATAATTTATTGGTTGAAAATTATCAAAAACAATTATCGAACCAAATTGAAAAATTTATTAATTATTTGATTAGTTGTGACAATAAATTGATTTTATGCTCAACCGATCATTTGTTAGTTTTTATGCTTGTTAAATATTTTTCATTTAAATCAGGAACATGTTTTGATTATATCATTCCGGAATCATTGTCCAATATTCGAATAGAAGAATGGAGCGATGGTATTATTAAAATTTTTTATAACAATTGGTATCTGGGAAAAAAATTGACAAATTAAATATTTAGTTTAAAAATCAATAAATTATTTTAATACAAATATATTCAAACTCATGGAACATCCATCAAAGTCACGTGCATTTGGTGAAAAATTATTTCCATTAACAAAGCCAACAGAAATATCATTGCTCTCAGAAAAACATTTATTACTATCAAAAAATAATGCTAATGTAAAATGTTTAATTATTACTCCAAACAATACGATAGACCAAATTGTGTTATCTGTTAATATTGATCAAACATTAATTCCAGAATCATCGCCAGAAAATTTTTTTGAACTTGTTGCATACAATTTTAAAACAAAATATAATTGCCCATGTTATTGTAAAAACATTATCAAAACATCCCATTCGCAAAACACATATTATTCTATATTTTTTGAATCAGAAAATATTTTTGGTGATAAAGTATGCAATAATATTGTTACACAATTAATTAATAAAAATGATATCGAATGTTACGGTAATTGTTATATTGCACTAATACATGGATTAGATGAACTATATGACACAGATAAAAAATCATTTTTAGTTGCATGTAATAAACAATACCTTGAAAAAAAACGTGTACATATAAAATCAAAAGAAATTAGCATAAGAGAAAAAAAGCGTTATTGCGTACTTTATTAATTAATTAACTAATTAATTAATTAATTAATCAATTAATGAATAAATCAATTAATGAGTATTTAATGGTTTTGTTCTAATAAATCTTTTTTTGGGAACAATGGCACAATTTTGACCGGAAACTATTCTTGATCCAACACGCGGACTCGATAATTGACCATATTTATTAAACCTATTTGTTGACTCACAATGTGCTACTTTTGGTAATATTTGGCGGCCAGTGTTTTGAGGAACATTTGGTTGCATATTTTGTACAGGCACACATGTTTTTAAATTTTTAATTTGTTCGTCAACTCTTGAAATTTTTTCAATTAAATCAGATGGGGCCATTGTATTATTAACACAAACATCAATTTCTTTTTGTGGTTGTAGTGGTTGAAATGGTTGTAATGGTTGTAATGGTGCACACATATGCGAAGGTACATGATTCATTATTGGAACGGGATTTTCGGTAAATTCTGGTATGTTTTGTTTAGGTTTTGGACAAAAACGTTGTGCCCTTAAATTTTTGACGGCTTCATGATTAATTTCATTATCGGCAAAATTATCATTTTTATTACATTTTGCTGGTTTTTGTAAATGTTGGAATTGTGGATCAACACGTCTTATATTATTTTGCTGATGATGAACCATTTGTTGATTCATTTGTGGATACATTCTCGGATCCATTTGTTGATTCATTCTCGAATCTATTTGTTGATTCATTTGTGGTATCATTCTTGGATCCATTTGTTGTATCATTCTTGGATCCATTTGTTGTATCATTCTTGGATCTATTTGTTGACCCATTCTCGGATCTATTTGTTGATTCATTCTTGGATCTATTTGTGGACCCATTTGTTGACTCATTTGCGAAACAAATCTTGGATCTGTTCTTGGATCCATTGGTACACCTGGATAGCCATTCGGGGGCATACATGGTGGTATGTTTGGGGGTATAATTTGCGGCATACATTGTTGTATATTTTGTTGGATACTTTGTTGACCAGATTGTCCATTTGGCGCAAAAGCGTTCATTGGATTATTTGGTAAAATTTGTTCCTGTTGTTTTTGATATTCCTGCCAAAATGGCATATTTTGTTGATATTGTTGTGCGGCATATGGATCATAAGGATAATGTTTGGCATATCCGTCATCAGAATTGTAATTTTGATAATTTTGGAGTACATCGTCACAAGATTTTTTGTCACACATTGTATCTGCAGGAAAATTACTTTGAATATTGCTGAGTAGTTGTTCATTACCATTGTTTCGATTAATAGATAAATTAGGTACAAATTCATTGTTTTCGGGTAAACAAGCAAAAGGCGGAATCATTTGTGGTTGTTGCGTTATAAAGCCTTGTGCTGCCAATCGTGGATTATTAACAATTTCATGCGATGGTATCAAAGGAGGATTTCTAGTTGTGTTGGTATATTTGCAACTAGCAATACCCATTATAGTATCAGTATCCGGATTATATTTGGGAACGGGTAATTTGATATTATTTGTAATAGAATTAATTTTGGATCGATATGTTAGAATCATGTACCTCATTTTTTGGATTTGGTTAGCAGTAAACATCGTGACATATTTATCGTATGTATAATCCATGAAATTCATAAATAGGGGATTATATTGATCATCCAAGTGTAATTTTTTATTATTTAATTTATCGCAAGGATCACAAATATTACTAAATTGGATTGGGGAATCAATATCATCCGATATCATATTTTCGAACGTAGTTTCAGAATCAGCATTAATATTAGCTGAAGCACATGCACCGGTACCACTATTCTGGCTGAATACATGCAATAATCCAAAATAATGTCCAACTTGATGAGTTAAAGTTTTGAACGAAGGAAAATAATTTTCACCATAATCTTCCGGGAAAAAACATCTACGATTTAAAACAATACCATGATAATTATCCACAATCTCCCATGGAAAATTAGAAAAACCTAAAATATTGGTTTCGGTCATATCAATAATCCATACATTCAACAAATTTTCAGGATTAATAGCATCGGCACGATTTTGATGAATAAATTGTTTAATGACTTGCGATTCAATTTCAACATCTTTTAAATCATCGTATGATGACAAATTAAGTTTGTGTTTAACCGGGTAATAATAAATTTCACCTAGTTCAAATGTAATATTTGAAGGCCTAGTAGGTAAAAATTTTGTGTATTCGTGTCCCAAATAAACATTCTGTTTTGGTATGTTAGAAATAAAAACTTGATTGATAATGCTTTTGTATCGAAAATTATTCATCGTATTTGCATTGGTACTGTAATTATTAAAATCATCGTTTAATGACAAAGTAACATCATGAGCCCTCGATAAAACTCGATCGCGGTTATAAGATCCGATTGGTGCCAAAAAATGAAATACTATTTTAATATTGATAGTATTGTCCATGGCTATCGACGAAATATGACAGGTATTTTGTGCTATAATTTCATCGTGTCGTTTCATATTAGCCGCATAACTATGTGAATAAATATGATGAACACATTTTCTACACGGTGATATTTGGTTTTGTTCAGTAGGTTTATTACAGACGACAAATCTATTATTGCTCCGTTTTGACATATCTTTATACTTCATAATGGGAAAATAAATTCAAATTATTAACCAAGAACAAAAACCAGATTTGATATAAAGATATGTTTTTTATCGTAAGCTACTCACAAAAAATAAGTTTAGGGACATATGTAATATCCAAAAAGGCTTCAGATTTTCGCGGGGCTTTGATAATATTAAATGCAATACCATCTTTGTTTAAATTGTTTCCATAAAAATCGGAATTTTCGGTATAATCAAAATAAGTAATCTTGCCAGTTCTCATATCCATACAAATATTTCTAGATTGATTTTCCGGACCCAAAATATTTCTTCCCCTGAATACAAACCGAAATTTATTATTATTAAATTTATTTATGCATTCAATAATATCATAAATCATTATCTCTGATAAATCAAATATACCTCCTATTAAATAATATTCAATGTTAATAATTGTGTTTGATTCTGATAAAATATGTAGTTTTTTTAATATTATTTTAATATTTTCGTCAATTGGGGAAAAATCAATAGTTAAACCATCATCAATCGCGGATTTTTTAGAATAACCGGGTAATCCATCTATGTGTGCTAAAGACCCAATTTTGTATTGTGGTGAATACATCAACAGTCCAACACAAGCATTAAGTGCATATGTTGCCAAAATTGGATATATGTCTAAATAATGTCCAAAAACAACACAATGTTGATCACAGACAATGGTATTAGCATAATCATTTACTGGAGTTTGTTTGCAAATATTAACTGTAGGAATATTTTTTCTAATGTCATAGAGTAATGGTTTATATTTTTCTACAGCATATTTTTCAAGATATATCGGTTTTAAATAATCATGACAATTATCATGATATTTTTCATTGTAAATTAATGCTTTAAGTTTTGTTTTTTTAACCAGCATTTGATTTATATTTTGATTATATTTTAATATTTGTTGGTTGTATAAAAATTTGATAATTTTATTGTTTTGTCATAAATAATTTGTTTGATTGATATTAATAATCAAAAATGGAAAAGGTATTGTTAGAAATTATTGATTTTTTGGGCAATCATATTACCAATATTGCATATGATCCCACTGAAATTTTTGATATTATTAATTTATGCCAAGATTTAACCTCCGAGTACGATGAGTCACATAATTTGGAACATCATATCTGTGTCTATAAAAATGCCATCAAAATTTTAGCTAGTGAAAACAAAGATGTTTATCAAATATCTATGCAAGAATATCAAGAATTATTTTTACTAATAACATATTCTAGTTTACTACATGATACGATTGATCTCAAGTATCCTAATAATTTAGAATACAAAATAAAAAAATTAAATCTATTTTTAGAGGAAAAAATAAAAGATAGTTGTGAAAAAATTAAATGGATTATTAATAATATGTCATATTCCAAAGAGATTAAATTTGGGTATCCGATTAACAGCGATAAAATAATTCAATTGGGTCGTGATATTGTATCCGATTCTGATAAATTAGAAGCCATCGGAGAAATAGGTATCCAAAGATGTCGGCAATATATAATGGTGATCCATCCAAATGCTAGTGAAGAAGAAATAATACGTTATGAAGTCGAACATTGTGATGATAAACTATCAAAATTAAAAGATTATTTTATTAGGACAAATACCGGTAAAAAATTAGCCGAACCGCACCATCAGGTATTAGTTGATTTTGTTAAAAAAAATAGGCAACAATAAAAAAATGAAAATAAAATTTCCTATTGATTACTTATTGTTAATATTTGTATATTAATAATAATGTTGAAACGTCCATATAATCATTTTGATGGGTGTTTAGAAGGTGATTTTGTTAAATCCAAAAAGATAAAACTAAGTCCAAATAATTTAGTTTTTGAATCGGATTGGGTCACCAAACAAAATGATTTACCAGAAAATATCAGCATAAATTCTAATTCTGAAATGAATAAATTAATGTTGGAGCAAAATAAAAAACTTGATAGTCTAAATTTACGAATTGCAGAACTAAATTATAAAATTGATTTAAGATTTAATGAAATTCTTTCGTGTTTGGGAGAACTCAATACAACTAAAAAAAATAATAATAATAATTATAATCCGGAAATATCACCATGGATGCCATACATTAACTAGATTTT